CCGAACCCTAAACACAAACAAGTAAATTATCTGTTTTTCACGCCTCTGGTAAATAGCGATCGCTAGTTTTTTTCTGAATTCTCCTTACGCACTTTTTGTCTTGATTGTCAATGCGTAAGTTCTACTAAAGAGAAAGAATGCCGAGATTGAGAAGAGTGCGATCGCACTCCTCGACTTCCGAAAAGGAGCGACTTCTCAATCGGGAGACGCTCCGCTTTGGGAAACTATTCGAGAAATCGCCGGAACAAATCTCAATATTTTAGAACGCGCTCGTGATTTGGCAAAAAGAAGCGCCAAAGGAAAACAGACTTCCAAAACGAGATTTATCGAATCATTTGGCGATCTGCTTTATGATTACATCAAACGTACTGGTGATGAGTCTGACTTGGAGTGGGTTCCCTTTGCTGACATCGTGAGGGGGCAGCTGTCGGTGGTGTATGAAGCGCCTGTAGAAGTGATGAAAGAAAAGGACGAGGACAAGGTTATCAACTTCCTGAACGGCATTCAGAGCACCGTCGCCCTCGACCTGTGTAAGTGGCAGCAAATTGAATGTGCCACTCAAAGGAACCCCGACGAGTTGCAACGCCTGATCGACGGGTGTGTAACCAAAAACCAAATTGAATTAAAAAATCAACTTCCCATTAAACTTGCTCGGTATATGAAGTCTCTCGGAGTTCATGCCGTCATCGACTGGATTCCCGAAAGAACTCTTGCAGCAGCAGAAGCGGTTATTGAGGAGGAATCAGAAGCTGCAAAAAAGTCCCCGTTTAAAGTTGGTGAAATGGTATATTGCACAGACCTTTACGCTTCCGAAGCTGATATAGCCTGGACGGTGGTGTCAATAGATGGCGATTGGATAAATGTCCGTAGTGGGTTGCGAACATCTCAGTTGCACGTCAGCGAGGCAAATCTTTGTACGAACGAGAAGTATGAAGAACTACACCGGCAGTTTCTCCTCTCCCCTTCTCCTGACGGAGACGCTGCGCGTTCGCCCTTGGCGTCGCCCCTTGGGCGAAGGGAGAAGACCGAACTGCCTCAGAAGGTTGCTTGAAAGGTTATCGATTTGTTTTCTGGTATCGGCGGTTTCGTCCTTGCCAGTAAACAAATTCTCGGTAATACCGAACATCAACTGGTAGAAATTAACGCCGACGCCCAAAAAATGTTGCGCCGACATTTCTTGAAAACACCAGTTCACGATGATATTAGAACATATGAACCACCGAATTTCAATTACCAACCAGGAACCCTCATTTGTGGGGGATTTCCTTGCAGCGGAACAAGCAACGTCGGAACCAGAGCAGGACTGGACCACCCAGAATCAGCACTCTGGTGGGAGATGCTCCGAGTCATCCGCGCCGCTAGAAGCCGATTTGTCATTGTCGAAAACCCGACAGGGCTGCTCTATCGAGGAATGGGAACGATACTTCGGTTTCTTTCCCAAGTCGGGTATGTATGTGAATGGCAAACTATACGAGGGACGGACGTTGGAGCACCGACACGTAGAGAACGAGTATTTATCATTGCCTACCCTTACTTCCTCTGGGCAAGGAAAAAACCGCCCTGCTGGGACGACCAAATTCGAGGAGACCTGCAAACAATTAGGGCTACATACCGATTCCCAAAAATTGAGCGCCGAAGCGATGGCGCAGCTGCATGGGTTTCCAACGGACTGGACGACATCAGCGTTGGAGTAGAACGCTATAGTCAGCCGTTGAGACTGCGATCGCGTATTCTTTTCGGGAAAACGGTGATACCAGCCTGTGCGGCTGTAGCAATGTTGCGGGTAAAATGGTTAGATGAGTTTTTCGGTGACGGTGGTGTTTAGTGTCCAATTTAATGAACAACCCGATTTTAACTATATAATTCAGGAACTTCAAACCCCTCTGGTAAATCGCGTATTCAAATCCTTCGGATCTTACAGGCGCAGCCGCGTAGCACAACAGTTTGCCAAAGAAGTCGATCCGTACGGTACAAAACAGACGCCCTTGAGTGAAAACTATCGCATTTGGAAGGAGAAAAAGGTAGGGCGTCGGTCAATCCTCACTTTCACGGGGAAGATGAGATCATCTTATGGGCAGCGCTTTGTTGGGTTGCAGTACACTGAGTACTTTGATTCAGATATTGCAGTGTATCATCAATATGGAACGTCTCGACTTCCCGCCCGACCCATGCTTCCAACTTCCGACAGAGGATTATCAGCATCTGACCAAGATAAACTTTTGCAGTTAGTTGACCAAGAAATATCGAGAGCTTGGCGGCGATTTGGTAAACCCCCGACACTACAGGAGATAGCTCAGGTGACGGCTGAGGACGTAGAATCGGTGTTAAGTGAAATAGCGAGTTACGCGAACCGGGGGTAACTTTGGCGAAGTCACGCTACAGTCAAGAACTAGCCGAAAGAATTTGTGATGCGATCGCGACTGAGGGCGGTGACGAGAGCGGTTGGATCGCGGGAGGTATTAGTAAAGCAACTTTTTACAAATGGTTTTCAGACTTTCCAGACTTTCGAGACAAAGTTGAGCGATCGCGCGCCGAATTCCGAACAAATGCACCCACTCACCAACGTCGAGCGGCTGCACAAAAACTCACCGAAACTTTAGAACACGGGCAAACGGTTCGCTGGAAAAAACACATCTCAGAAAAAACAATGACTCGATACAAAGGCGACTCAAAAAAAGGGCGCATTTTATACACTGATGTTTTTAGCGCTTACGAAGAAGATAATGTTGAGACTCGTCCCACGCCAAACTGGGCAATTGAGCGAGTACTACCGAAACCCCTTAACACACTTGAGCAACTCTTAGCAGCTGCATCAGAATATGGGTTAACGCTGGTGGTGAAAGATGCAGACTTATTCAACAGGTATCTTGCTGAAGTCGGCAGCCAAGATAATAAAGGACAGTCTCGAAGTGGGCTTACCGAAGAAGCCGCCGACGAGATTAGAAGGAGAATCCTGGGTGTGGAGGAAAAGTCCACCATTGCTTCTGCCGTACCAAGCGAGATGGGTGGCGGATAACTCACGGGTCAAAGTTGTCGAGAAATCCCGACGAATTGGAATATCTTGGGCTGATGCCGCTGCAAGTGCGCTTGATGCAGCCAAAATTCGTGGATGCGACACATACTACGTGGGTTACAACAAAGATATGTCGGAGCAATATATAGAAGATGTGGCGTACTGGGCAAGGGGATATCAGCTGGCGGCGTCGGAAATCGAGCAAGACGTGCTGAAAGATGATGAGGAGGACATTTTAGTATTTCGTGTTCGTTTTGCATCGGGTTTTAAAGTTTCGGCACTTTCCTCTCGACCTAGTAACCTCCGGGCAAAGAAAGGGAAGATAGTTGTTGATGAGGCGGCATTTCACCAAGACTTTGAACAATTGATAAAAGCGGGTATGGCGATTCTCGCTTGGGGTGGACAGATGCGAATCATCTCCACTCATTTCGGTGCATCCAATCCATTTAATCGGCTCATTGAGGAAATCCGCGCTGGGGAGAAAGATTTTTCGTTACATACCTACACAATCGACGATGCCCTCATTGATGGGTTGTTTGAGCGAATTGTTCTGACTCAAGGGTTAAAGATGACTCGTGAGCAGTGGCGTGAGCAATTGTTCAGGGACTATGGACGTTTCGCTGATGAAGAACTGCTGTGTATCCCGACGGGCGAGAGTGATTCATTGTTTTCGCTTGATGCGATCGCGGCTTGCTCCGTCGGCAAGTGGATCGGTGCCCGTGAACCCGCGCACTACTATCTCATGGGCATCGATCCAAATTTCGGGGGTGCGGATTTCTTTGTTGCTCAAATGTGGGACATCACCAAGCTTCCATTCTCTCTGGTCGCCGAATATCGCGAGTCAGGTCAAACTAATCTCAAAGCCCGAAAGAAATGCATTGAACTCATCGACAAGTACAAACCTACCATTGTCGCCATTGAAGCGAATTCGGGGGGCACGGTGATCGCTGAGAACTTGGCTTCCGACAGACCGCGATCGCGTATCGAACTTGTCAAGACGACCAAAACATCGAAACTTATCATGACTGACCGAATTGCACTATGCTTAGAGCAAGGCGAGGTAGTGTTTCCACCCGACTGGGAAGGGATTCGGGAGATGCGGCAATTCTCGGCACTTCATCGTGAGGCAATTACGGGTCATGATGACTGCCTTCTCTCGTGGGCGATCGCGTTCGCTTATCTCGAAGTTGCGCTCTCAAGCCGAAAAGACTTTAGTTGGTGCTTGACCAGCAACCATTGACTTTTATAAACTTTTGTAAAGAATTAGCACGCTTTGCATAAAACTCTTGTGTCTCTTGCCGAGAAGTAGACAGAGGTAGTTTGAGTACCACTTTTATGTGGTTTACTCAAGAATCGAGTGTAATTGCTGTAAAGTGTGGAGGAGTGGAATGTCTGGGATAAGTACTCGTTTGGGGTGGTTTTTAGGAGTTGCAATAAGTGTTTCTAGTGCAAACAGTGCTCACGCCCAAATTACCCCCGATGGCACTTTGCCTAATAATTCCACTGTCACACAACAGGGTAACACCAGCACTATTACTGGAGGAACCAAAGCCGGAAGCAATTTGTTCCACAGCTTTAGGGAGTTTTCTGTTCCTACTAACGGCACTGCTTTTTTCAATAATGCTCTTGATATTCAGAACATTATTAGCCGTGTGACGGGTAAGTCTATCTCTAATATTGATGGGTTAATCAGAGCAAATGGCGCTGCAAACTTGTTTCTGATTAATCCGAACGGGATTATATTTGGTCCTAATGCGCGATTGGATATTGGTGGTTCTTTTGTTGGCAGTACGGCTAGTAGTTTGAAGTTTGCAGATGGCTTTGAGTTTAGTGCGACTAATCCTCAGTCTACACCCCTGCTGACTATCAATGTGCCTATTGGCTTGCAATACGGGATTAATGCTGGGAGTATTCAGATACAAGGATCTCATCTACAAGTGAAGGATGGTGGAACCTTAGCACTTGCAGGTGGCAATGTGAGCATGAACAGTGGACAACTCCTAGCGCCAGGTGGTCGAATCGAGTTGGCAGGAGTTGCGGGAACAGGTACAGTTGGGCTGAATATTGATGGAAGCAACCTGCGTTTGAGTTTTCCTGATGAGTTCTCACGAACCGATGTATCTCTGGTGAATGGCGCTGAAGTGAATGTACGCGCCGGGGGTAGAGGGGATATTACTATCAATGCTCGGAATATCGATATTTCCGGACAAAGTAAACTGCGAGCAGGGATTGCGTCAGAATTGGGATCGCCCCAAAGTCAAGCAGGGGATATTCAGCTTGATGCAACTGGGGTAGTGAACGTTAGAGAGGATAGCTTTATTGCTGATAACTCCCTTGGACAGGGAAATGCAGGCACTGTCAAGATTACTGCTCAAGATTCCGTCTCTTTTAACGGAGGCGCATCAGCAGCATACAGTTCGATCACCGCAGGGGCAGTAGGCAACAGTGGAGGCATTATCATTAACACTGGATCACTGTTCCTAACTAACGACGCTTTTCTGGATGCCAGCACTAATGGACAGGGGAATGCAGGTAGCGTGAATATCAATGCTCGCGATACCGTCTCCTTGAATAGAGCATCTATCTTTAATATTGTGGAACGTGGAGCAGTAGGCAACAGTGGAGGCATCAACATCACAACTGGATCGCTTTTTCTTACCAATGGCGCTCAACTGCAAACCATCGTTAGTGAAGCTTCCGATATACAACCTGGTGGACGTGGCAATGCTGGGAACGTAAATATCATTGCCCGCGATACGGTTTCCTTTGATGGATTTAATAGCGATGGATACCAGAGTAGTGCATTCAGCAGTGTGGAATTTGGAGGTGTGGGCAAGGGCGGTGATATAAACATCACGACTAGGTTCTTTTCTGCGAGCAATAGCGCTGGGCTGATTGCCCGTATGTCAGGACAAGGGGATGGGGGCAGCATCAACATCAAAGCTGAACAGTTATCTTTGAGTTCAAATGCTTTACTTCAAGGGGATTTAGATATAGCCGGACAAGGACGGGGAGCAAATATCAATTTGGATGTCAAAGGTACAATCTTGCTCATTGGAGGAGAAACGGCTCAAGCTGGAGAATCGACCAGAATCACCCTAGGTGTGCTGCCAGGGGGGATAGGTTCAGGTGGAAACCTTAACATTAAGGCTGGTTCTTTAGTGCTAAAAGACGGCGCTATCATCAAAGACAGTACCCAAGGACAGGGTAACGCAGGAAGTATCCAGATTAATGCCGATGTTGTCGATATTTCAGGCAGTGTTCCCAGTAGTGGTTTGCCTAGTGGATTATTTACCAGTACTGATACCAATTTTCAGGCTGGCAACATTATAGTTCATACTGGAACATTCCGAATTGCAGAGGGGGCAGTTTTAAGCGCCCGTAGCAAAGGGGATGGACAGGGCGGGAATATCACGGTGAATGCTACCCGCTTATTTGAAGCGGTAAACGGCGGGCAACTTGTAACCACAACCTTTGGTCAGGGACAAGCTGGCAATATCATAGTCAATGCAACAAACCGAGTGACTATCTCTGGCAGCGACTCAGATTATATCAACCGCATTGCCAAATTTCCTAATCCCATCGATCCATTTGTTGCCAACGCCATCACAGAAACGGGTGCTACTAGTGGCTTATTTGCAAATACACAGACTAACTCCACAGGTCAAGGGGGAGGCATCAAGATAACAACTGGGCAGTTGACTATTCAGGATAATGCCAAAGTCACTGTGAATAGTCAAGGCTCAGGGAATGCTGGTAGCATTGAAGCAAAAGCTGCTTCTATCCATCTTTCCAACGGCGCAAGCTTCAGTGCTGACACCACAGCGGGGCAGGGTAATATTAACCTGCGCTCTAGGAATTTAATCTTGCGCCGTGGAAGTAGCATCACAACAAAAGCCAGAGGAAGCAATATCACTGGCGGTAACATCACCATTGATACTGACAACCTAGTTGCCGTCCCAAAGGAAAATAGCGATATCCGTGCTGATTCGAAGGATTTCAGAGGGGGTAATGTCAGAATTAATGCCAAAGGTCTTTTTGGCATCCAGTTCCAGCTTGCACCCACCGCAGAAAGTGATATTACCGCCAAAGGGGCAAGTCCAGAATTAAGTGGTACCGTGCAAATCAACACACCCGATATTGACCTCAACAGCGGCTTAGTCAACTTGCCATCAGTACCAATTGACACCAAATTAGCCCAAGGTTGCAACTCCCCAAACTATGCTCAGAGCAGTTTCATCATTACCGGACGCGGCGGCTTACCTCCCAACCCCAAAGACATTCTCACACCCGACGCCATTCAAGTAGATTGGGTCACTCTCAACCCCGAAATAGAGAAAAACTCTAGAGCAAATATTTCCACAAATCCAACTATCACCACACCAGAACCTATAGTAGAAGCAACTGGGTGGGTAATAAATGAAAAAGGGCAAGTAGTCTTTACAGCCGATGCAGCCACCACGCCTCGCAGTTCTTGGAACAAGCCAGATGGATGCCGTACTTAGATTTTCCTTTAATGAAGTTTTGTAAAGAATTAGCGGTGTTTGCATAAAACTTTGCGCTCTTAAGCGAGAAGTAAGCAGAGGTGACTTTGATAGTTAATCAAGTGGAAACTCAAGAGATAAATATTATGCAATCAAACAAACATATGTTTTTACTACGTAAATTTAACTCCATTTGACATTGGCTTGTTGTTGTACAAATATTCTCACTTTACTAATGCTTACTTATAACAAGCCAGAGGGGCTAATGGACAACAATTTGTTTTCAGTCTCGACTCTTGGTGAAGCGACTTTGGTTGACCTGTTACGCAAAAGAGCGCTACAGCAACAAAGCCAGGTAGCATATACCTTTTTGGTAGATGGAGAAACCCAAGAAGTTAGCTTAAGTTATAAAGAATTAGACCAAAAAGCGCGATCGCTTGCTGCTCTGCTGCAGAGCATGAAAGCTACTGGAGAAAGAGCGCTGCTTTTATACCCGCCTGGACTGGAATTCATTGCTGCTTTTTTCGGGTGTCTGTACGCAGGTGTTACTGCTGTTCCTGCGTATCCACCGCGCCGCAATCAGCGCATGACAAGACTGCAAGCGATTGTGAAAGATGCCCAAGCTAGTTTCGCCCTCACAACAACATCTGTTCTTACCAATATTGAACACAGCTTAAAACAAGAACCAGAACTAGCAGCTTTGCATTATATAGCTACCGAAAATCTTACTAACAACTTTGCACTCTCTTGGCAGCCTTTAAAAATAAATAGCGACACTTTAGCATTTCTACAGTACACCTCGGGTTCTACAGGGACACCGAAAGGGGTGATGGTAAGTCATGGTAATTTGCTGCACAACGAGAAAATCATTAAGACGGCATTCCAGCATACAGAAGAAAGTATAGTTGTAGGCTGGTTGCCCTTATTTCATGACATGGGACTGATTGGGAATGTACTACAGCCCCTTTATGGTGGATTTCCGGTCATACTTATGTCGCCGGAAAATTTCCTAAAAAAGCCTTTGCGCTGGCTAACGGCAATTTCTCTCTACAAAGGCACCACCAGCGGCGGACCTAATTTTGCTTACGAGTTATGCGTGAACAAAATTACGGACGATCAGCGAGCGACTCTCGACCTCAGTAGCTGGCAGGTGGCTTTTAACGGAGCCGAACCGATCCGTGCCGAAACTATGGAGCGTTTTGTAGCAGCTTTTGCACTTTGTGGCTTCCGCCGCGAGGCATTCTACCCGTGTTACGGCATGGCAGAAACGACTCTGATTGTTTCTGGTGGTCATGCAAGCGCCCCGCCAATCCTACAAACCGTTCAAAAAGAAGCGCTAGAGCAAAATCGAGTAGTTACAGCTAGCAAGGAGGATTCCGCCAGCCAAACAGTGGTTGGTTGCGGTCAACCCTTGCAGGATCTACAAGTTGTGATTGCCCATCCAGAGACAATGACCCGCTGCAACCCCGATGAAGTAGGTGAAATTTGGATATCGGGTCCAAGTGTAACTCAAGGCTATTGGAACCGGAGCGAGGAAACACAACGCACTTTCCGAGGCTACCTCAAGGACACTGGCGTTAGCGAAGCGTTAGCGACGCCAGGAGCGTCAGGACCGTTTCTCCGCACGGGAGATTTAGGATTTTTGCAGTCAGGGGAACTATTTGTCACTGGTCGCCTCAAGGATTTGATTATTATCCGAGGTCGCAACCATTACCCCCAAGATATTGAACTGACAGTGGAACAAAGCCATCCGGCACTGCAACCCACTTGTAGTGCGGCATTTGCCATTAATGTCACCCGTGAAGAACGGCTAGCGGTTGTTGTGGAAGTCAAGCGCAGCCACCTCCGGAATTTAGATGTCGAGGAGGTCGTGAAAGCTATTCGTCAAGCAGTCGCAGAACAACACGAGTTGCAAGTTTATGGTGTCTTACTGCTCAAGCCAGGAAACATTCCCAAAACTTCCAGTGGCAAGATTCAACGCCATGCCTGCGGCGTCGGCTTTCTCAATGGAAGCCTGGATGTAGTAGCTAGCAGCATTTTAGAAGATACTTATGTCATGGAGAGCAAAGATAAACTGACTCGCGAAGCTCTCCTGGTAATAGAACCAAAAGACCAAAAGCTGCTCTTGGAGTCTTATCTTCAGGAGTGTGTGGCGCGGGTGTTAAAGATAACTCCTTCCCAGTTGAACTGTCAACAGCCTTTGAGCTCTTTGGGTCTAGACTCCTTGATGGCAATAGAACTACAGCACAGTATCGAAACTGATCTGGGAGTAATTTTGCCTATGACAAGTTTCTTGGAAGGTGATAGTATTGCCCAGCTTGTCACTCAGGTGTTAGCTCAGTTGACCGAACTTAAACCCAACCCACAGACAGATCTCATCCCTGTTACGGAAGCTGATATTGAACAACCTCTCTCTTATGCTCAGCGTTCTCTATGGTTTTTGTACCAGTTAGCACCAGAAAGCCCAGCTTACAATATTGTCAATGCAGTCCGTCTAAAGGGAGATGTAGATATTCCAGCATTGCAGCGTGCTTTTGAGAAACTGGTAGAACGACATTCTGCTTTACGGACTACTTTCACTGCTATTGATAACAAACCCATTCAATGGGTTAACAAGCAGGCGCAGCTTTGTTTCTACACAGAAGATGCTTCAACTTGGAGCGAGGCGTTCTTGAACGAACGTCTGCTAGAAAAAGCGTACCGTCCTTTTAATTTAGAGCAAGGTCAACTGATGCGGGTGAATTTGTTCAAGCGATCGCCACAGGAACAAGTTCTACTGCTAGCTGTACACCACATCGTTAGCGACTTTTGGTCTTTAGCAGTGTTTGTACAGGAACTGGGAATGCTGTACCAAGCGCAAAAGAATGGCATCCCCGTATTTTTCCCCACACTGGCGCTACAGTACGCCGATCATTCTCGGTGGCAAGCACAAATGCTAGCAAGTCCAGAAGGAGATAGGCTTTGGGCATACTGGCAGCGGCAACTAACAGGTGAGTTACCAGTATTAAATTTACACACTGAGCGACCTCGACCAGCAGTTCAAACCTATCGAGGGGCAACTGTGCCCTTTAAGCTGAATGCGGAGCTAACACAGAAACTTAAGGCACTGAGCCGCGCTCAAGGAGCCACCCTCTATATGACCTTGTTGGCAGTCTATCAGGTGCTTCTGTCCCGCTATACAGGTCAAAAAGATATTTTAGTAGGCTCGCCAACTGCGGGGCGGAGTCGTGCTGATTTGGCAGATCTGGTAGGGTATTTCGTCAATCCGGTCGTTTTACGAGCGGATCTTTCAGGGAACCCAAATTTTGAGGCATTTCTTGGTCAAGTGAAACAGACCGTGCTAAATGCTTTTGAACATCAAGACTACCCCTTTGCATTGTTGGTAGAGCGACTGCAACCAGTACGAGATCCGAGTCGATCGCCACTGTTCCAAACCATGTTTGTATTGGAGAAAGCGCATCTGCAAAAGCTTGAAAGCTTAGCATCCTTTGCTTTAGGCGTGGCTGGAGCACGAATGCATCTCGGTGAACTGGAGATGGAGTCCGTAGCACTGGAACAGCGGGTAGCTCAGTTCGATTTGACACTGATGATGGCGGAAGTGGACGGAGAACTTGCGGCATCCTTAGAGTACAACACTGACTTATTTGATGCTGCCACTATCACCCGGATGGCAAGTCATTTCCAAACTTTGCTAGAGAGTATTGTTGCCAATCCAAACCAGGAACTCTCAGAATTGTCCATGTTACCGCCAGCAGAACTGTATCAACTGCTTGCGGAGTTCAACCAGAATCAATCCAAAATCCAAAATCCAAAATCCAAAATTGAGCAATGCATCCACGAGCTATTTACAACTCAGGTGGAGCAAACCCCTGATGCCATTGCGGTGGTCTTTGAAAACGAACAACTAACCTACCGCGATCTGAACATTCGAGCTAATCAACTAGCGCATCACCTACAGTCACTTGGTGTGGAACCAGACGTGCTGGTGGGGATTTGCATGGAGCGCTCCTTGGAGATGGTGGTAGGGGTACTGGGTATTCTCAAAGCTGGCGGCGCATACGTGCCCCTCGACCCAACGTATCCAAAAGAACGCCTTGCCTTCATGTTAGAGGACACTCAGGCGACAATCCTGTTGACCCAACAAAACCTTGTCGCCAGTTTGCCGAAACACAGAGCCAAGGTTATTTGCCTGGATGCAGACTGGGAAATCATTGCCCAAGAAAGTGCAGACAACCCAACTGGGGCTGTTATCCCCGTTAACCTTGCCTACATAATCTACACCTCCGGCTCCACTGGGCAACCGAAAGGCGTGATGATTCCCCACAAAGGGATTGTTAATCGTCTTGTTTCTGGTACCATTCGTTATCAATTAACTTCTAACGACCGCGTGCTACAGAAAACTTCGTTTAGTTTCGATGTGTCGGTCTGGGAAATGTTTGGGGCGTTGTTGTCTGGATCTCGCTTGGTTATGGCACGACCCGGTGGTCATCAAGACCCCAGCTATCTTGTCAAGGTGATGGCTCAACAGCAAATAACGCTTGTGGATTTTGTTCCTGCCATGCTCCAACTAGTTCTGGAGCAACCAGGCTTAGAAGGTTGTATCTCACTTCGCTATGTCACCTGCGGTGGTGAAGCCTTACCCCTAGAAGTTCGCGATCGCTTTTTTGCCCTCCTGAGTAGTGTAGAACTCCACAACTGTTATGGCCCATCAGAAGTATCCATTGATGCCACGTACTGGGTGTGCGATCGCCACTCGTCAATTATCTCCATTGGTCGCCCAATTGCCAACCAGCAAGTTTACATCCTAGACGAGCATTTACAACCTGTTCCTGTCGGTGTACCGGGTGAATTGTACGTTGGCGGTGCCGGTTTGGCGCGTGGCTACTTGAACCGTCCTGATCTGACTGCAGAGAAATTTATTCCCCATCCCTTTAGTGATGAACGAGGGGCATACCTTTACAAAACTGGTGACTTAGCTCTGTATTTACCAGATGGTAACATCGAATTTCTCGGTCGTCTTGACGACCAGGTTAAGGTGCGGGGCTTTCGTCTAGAATTGGGTGAAATCGAAGTAATCTTGCGCCGTCACCCAAGTGTTGAGGACGTAGCTGTCGTCGTACAGGATGACACGAGTAATGATGCTTCTTGCAAGCGCTTACTCGCTTACCTAGTACCCAAACAACGCCACCAACAGATTGAATTTTGGCCATCCGTTGGCGAATACCCCTATCATCAGCAATTCTCCGTTAAAAGTTTACGCACTTACTTATCTAGCTATTTGCCCGACTACATGATTCCTGGTACTTTTGTCACCCTACCGCAAATGCCACGGACACCAAATGGCAAATTAGACTATCGTGCCCTCCCAGCACCGGACATTGCAAGCTTTGAACAAACCGGAACTTATGTTCCTCCAACTACCGGGTTAGAAGAAGCCCTAGCCATGATATGGAGTGAAATTTTGCAACTTGAGCGCGTTGGCATTCACGATAATTTCTTTGAGTTAGGGGGACACTCGCTGCTTGCGATTCAAGTTATTTCCAGAATACGAGACCTTTTCCGGGTAGAACTGCCTTTACACAGTCTTTTTGAGGCTGCAACCGTAGCAAAGTTATCACAAATTTTGATTGCTCGCGAAACAAAACCAGGACAAATGGAAAAGATAGCTGTGATTTTTTTGAAAATTACAGCTATGTCCACCCAAGACGTAAAAATAACGCTTCAGCAGAAGAAAGGGGAAAGAGTTGAAATATGAAAGATATTAAAGACTCAACAAACAAAACTGGGCTTTCCGCACAACAGCGTGAACTTCTGGCGTACCTACTTGCAGAGGAAGGTGTTGAACTAGACGAGACATCAAAAATTTCTAAGATAAAAAACTTAGACGAAGTACCTCTTTCCTTTGCCCAGCAGCAGTTGTGGTTTCTCGACCAGCTACAACCTAGAAGCTCAGCTTACAACATCCCGGTTGCAATACACATAGAAGGACGCCTGAACGCAGCAACATTAGAACAGAGTCTCAACAAAATCGTGCAGCGTCATGAAGTCTTGCGAACCACATTTATGACTGTGGATGAGCAACCAGTTCAGGTGATTCACTCTGCCCCTTCTTTCGTGCTGCCGATAGTAGATTTGCAACAGTTGCCTAAAAGCAACCGGGAAGCCCAAACCTTACAGCTAGCTGCACAGGAAGCCCAACAGCCTTTCGATTTGAAACGAGGTCCACTGTTGCGTGCCAAACTCCTACGCCTAGCGGAACAAGAGCATACACTCTTGCTGACAATGCATCATATTGTCTCCGATGGTTGGTCCCTTGGCGTGTTGGTGCGGGAGTTGGCAACACTTTACGATGCCTTCGCCAACAGTAGACCGACACTTCTGCCTCAACTCCCCATTCAGTACGCAGACTATGCTGTTTGGCAACGGCAGTGGCTGCAAGGGGAAGTCATAGAAACACAACTGAGCTACTGGAAGCAGCAACTTGGTGGTAGTCTCCCCATACTACAATTGCCCACTGACCGACCACGACCGGCGGTTCAGACCTTTCATGGGGCAAGGCAAGCATTGCAGTTGTCAAAGTCCTTATTGGAAGCGATCGCAGACCTGAGTCAGCAAGAAGGAACAACTTTGTTCATGACTGTGCTGACAGCTTTCAAAATACTGCTTTACCGCTATACAGGGCAACAAGACATTCTTGTAGGATCTCCTGTTGCCAATCGCAATCAAGTAGAAACAGAGGATTTGATCGGGTTTTTCATCAATTCGCTTGTACTGCGTACTAACTTGGGAGGCAACCCCACCTTTAGAGAACTGCTTGGTCGGGTGCGCAAGGTGGTTCTGGAAGCTTATAACCACCAGGATCTACCCTTCGAGAAGCTGGTAGAAACCCTGCAAGTAGAGCGGGATCTGAGCCACACGCCCCTGTTTCAGGTAATGTTTGCCCTTCAAAACGCTCCCATGCCCTCCCTGGAATTTTCTGGTCTGAAATTGAGTCCGCTAGAGGTTGACAATGGGACGGCGAAGTTTGATTTGACACTCGACCTGGAGGAGACAGCGAACGGAATTAAAGGTTGGTTGGAGTACAACACAGACTTGTTTGATGCCAGCACCATCCGGCGGATGGCGGGGCATTTTCAGACCTTGCTAGAAGGTATTGTTGCCAATCCACAGCAACAAATTTCCCAATTGCCTTTGCTGACAGAGGTTGAGCAACGGCAGTTACTCGTTGAGTGGAATGATACGCAGGTGGATTATCCACTAGATAAATGTATCCATCAGTTGTTTGAGGAGCAAGTTCAGCGCACTCCAAATGCTGTAGCAGTCGTGTTTGAAAATCAACAACTTACTTACCACCAGTTGAATAGTCGTGCTAACCAGTTGGCGCACTACCTCAAGTCTTTGGGTGTGGGAGCAGATGTGCTGGTGGGCATTTGTGTGGAACGCTCATTGGATATGGTGGTGGGACTGCTGGGAATTCTCAAGGCGGGTGGGGCTTATGTGCCGCTTGACCCGGAGTATCCCACCGGTCGGTTGAGCTTTATGCTCGAAGATGCTCAAGTTTCGGTGCTGCTGACTCAACAGCGATTGGTTGACAGGCTTCCACAGCATCAAGCGCAGCTTGTCTGCTTGGATACTGACTGGCTGCTTATTTCTCAGTCTCCTCAAAATAATCCAATCACTGATGTGCAAGCAACTAACTTGGCTTATGTGATTTATACCTCCGGTTCTACAGGTAGACCTAAAGGGACAATGATTCTGCACCAAGGGGTCGTCAATTATCTCAGTTGGTGTACCCAGGCTTATGCTGTCGCCGATGGCGATGGCGCACCCGTGCAGTCTTCCTTTGCCTTTGATGCCACCATTACCAGCCTCTTCTCGCCATTAATAGTCGGAAAACAAGTCATTCTCCTCCCAGAACAGCAAGAAATTGAAGCCCTCTGTGTCGTTTTGCAATTGCGCCGGTTTAGCTTAGTCAAGCTCACACCAGCCCATCTGGAATTACTCAACCAACTACTCCCCTCTCAAGAAGCCGCAGCACAAACCAAAGCATTAGTCATTGGTGGTGAACCCCTTTTTGGCAAAACCCTCCACTTCTGGAGACAAAACGCCCCAAACACCCGACTAATCAATGAATACGGTCCAACCGAAACAGTTGTTGGCTGCTCCTTCTACGAAGTGAAAAATGAGACTTCACTAGCACAAGGGATTTTGATTGGGCGACCAATAGCCAACACGCAAATCTACATCCTAGACTCGTACTTACAACCAGTACCTGTGGGTGTACCAGGAGAGTTACATATTGCTGGTGTTGGGTTAGCAAGAGGCTACCTCAACCGTCCAGAGTTGACACAAGAAAAATTCATCCCCAATCCCTTTAGCACTGAGCTGTATTCGCGCCTCTACAAAACTGGAGATTCAGTACGCTACTTAGCAGATGGCAATATTGAATACATAGGACGCATCGACCATCAAGTGAAAATTCGGGGTTTCCGCATTGAGCTGGGAGAGATCGAGGCAGTGCTGGCTCAACACCCGGCTGTGCGAGCGACTGTGGTTATGGCTCGGGAGGACGTACCCGGCGACAAGCGCCTGGTGACCTATGTCGTCCCGAACCAGGAGCAGGCACCCACGGTCAGCGAATTGCGTAGTTTCCTCAAAGAACGGCTACCAGATTATATGGTGCCCTCTGCCTTTGTATTCCTGGAAACATTGCCACTGACACCCAATGGCAAAATTAATCGTCACCAACTTCCTATACCCGACAACACTAGACCAGAGTGGGCAAGAACTTTTGTTGCACCCCGCAACTCTGTAGAGGAGATGCTGGCACAGATTTGGGCTGAAATTCTAGAGGTCAAGCAAGTAAGTATTGATGACAACTTTTTCGAGTTGGGGGGACATTCTCTGCTCGCTACGCAGTTAATTTCTCGGGTACAGAAAACCTTCCAAGTAGAACTATCCCTACGCAGTTTGTTTGAAGCACCCATGATCGCAGACTTGGCTGTACAAATTGTAGACAAACAAGTTGAGCAAGTAGATAACCAGAAGCTTCTTGATATGTTGGCAGAACTAGAGCAACTATCCAACGACGAAGTGCAAAAAATTCTCTCCACAGAAAAGTAGTTACTGAAGACAGGAAAATTCTCATGACTGACCTTTCACAACGCATCGCCAATCTTTCACTAGAAAAACGCGAACTTTTAATGCGGCGACTGCACAAACAACAGAAAGTTTCGCCAATCCAAATTACCCCCGTCACACGAGAGACTAACACTTTTCCTCTTTCCTTTGCTCAACAACGATTGTGGTTTCTCGACCAATTAGAGCCAGATAGTACTGCCTACAACATCCCCGCCGCCATCAGAATAGAAGGAAAGTTACAGCCGACAACTCTCGAACAAAGCATAAGTGAAATTATTCGTCGCCATGAAGCCTTACGCACTAACTTTATCAAACAAGATGGGGAAGCAATACAAATCATTCATCCAGCTTGTGATTGGCAAATGACCACAATTGACTTACAAACTCTGCCAGCAAGTGAGCGAGAAAGCGAAATTCAACGCTTAGCCGCCGCAGAAGCAGCCAAGCCTTTTGATCTGGCAACAGACCACTTACTCAGAGGTACACTACTGGCATTATCAGATAGCGAACATGTCTTGTTACTGACGATGCATCATATTATCTCTGATGGTTGGTCGAAGGGAGTGTTCATCCAAGAGATAGCCGCTCTCTACTGTGCATTTGTGCAAGACAAGCCCTCGCCTCTGCCGGAATTACCGATTCAGTATGTAGACTTTGCAGTGTGGCAACGTCAGTGGTTGCAGGGAGAAGAACTACAAAATCAACTTAGCTACTGGCAAAAACAACTGGCTGGCGCACCAGCTGTGTTAGAGTTACCCAGCGACCGCCCTCGTTCAGCAGTGCAGACGTTTCGAGGATCGAGTCAATCTCTGCAACTATCAAAGACTTTGACTGAGGAACTTAAAACGCTAAGTCGTCAAGAGGGAGTCACTTTGTTCGTGACGCTATTTGCAACATTTACAAGTTTACTGTATTACTACACTGGGCAGGAAGATATAGTTGTAGGTACTGATGTAGCTAACCGCAATCGGGCTGAGATTGAGAAATTAATCGGTTTCTTTGCTAACCAGCTAGTCTTGCGAGCCGATCTCACTGGCAATCCTACCTTTCAAGAATTATTAGGACGAATTCGTGAGGTGGCACTAGAGGCTTATACTCACCAAGATCTGCCATTTGAAATGCTGGTGGGAGCGATGAAATCAGAGCGAGATCCGAGTCGAACCCCTCTGTTTCAGATAAAATTCGTTCTCCAAAATACCCCGATATCAGATATAGAGCTTTCGGAGCTAAATATAAATCTGATAGAGGTCGATAGCGAAACGGCAAAATTCGATCTTCTCTTACATATGGAGGAGGCAAAAACGGGATTATTTGGCTCGTTGCAATACAATACAGACCTGTTTGAATCTGCTACTATCGCACGATTTTTAGGACATTTCCAGACACTTTTGAATCAAATCGTAGTAGCTCCTAAAATCAGATTGAACACCATCAAAGAAATACTTCATGAGGCAGACAGACAAAGACAATTGGTAAAAGAAAAAGAACTCCAAGACGTTGCCATTCAGAAACTAAACAAATTCCACAGACGTAGCTTGAAAAATTCAACTGAACTTCAGAACAAATTATGAAAATCCCAGAAACCGAAGAAAACAGGATCAATAAGTTACGTAAGGCTCAGCGAAAGCCAATTGATCGAGATCGAGAAAAATTAATCGAAGAAAAGTTTCTTTACTCTGACAACTTTCTTCCTTTAGTTATTTCACCCATTATAGATGGAGTAAGTTTAGTCGCATGGTCTGAAAAAAATCGGGATTTGATTGAAGCTCATTTACTAAATTATGGAGGTATACTTTTTCGGAATTTTAATATCAATGGAGTGCAAGAATTCCAGGAATTCATTCAGGCAATTTCTAGAGGAGAATTAGTAGAGTATAATTATCGTTCAACTCCACGCACTCAGATAAACGGTAAAATCTATACCTCAACTGAATATCCTTCCAACCAATCAATCCCTCTCCATAATGAAAACTCTTATTCTTCCGTTTGGCCGATGAAAATTTGTTTTTTCTGCGTCCAGCCTGCCGAAGAAGGTGGAGAAACACCGATTGCTGACAGTCGAAGAGTTTTTGCCAGACTCGATTCTGCCATCAAAGAAAAGTTTATGCAAAAGAAGGTGATGTATGTTCGCAACTACGGCGATTTAGATTTGTCCTGGCAAGATGTTTTTCAAACCACAAATAAATCAGAATTAGAAAGTTTTTGCCGTAAATTGGGCATTGAATTTGAATGGATAAAGGATCGCCTAACAACCCGTCAAGTTTGCCAGACTGTTGCCAAACATTCTTATACAGGTGAAATGGTTTGGTTCAACCAAGCTCATTTGTTTCACATTTCCAGTTTGGAAACGGAGATACAGGAATCATTACTCTCTTCGCTGACAGAAAATGCTATTCCACGCAATTCTTATTACGGCGATGGTTCTCCTATTGAACCCTCAGTAATCGAAAAAATTAATCAGGTCTATCAACAGGAAAGTGTGATTTTTCCCTGGCAGAAAGGAGATATTTTGTTGCTGGACAATATGTTAGCTGCTCATGGACGTATGCCTTTTATCGGCAGCAGAAAGGTTTTGGTAGGTATGTCTGAAACTTGTTAAAGAAGTCGGAAGTCGGAAGTCGGAAGGACGCTCGCGGACTCGCTACCGCTACGAAGAGAGAAAGTACAGTTTTGTAACTCTTATAAAGACAAGAGCAAACACATACTTGCGGCTTCTCTTGTAGCCGGGGACTTGAACCCGCCGAAGTTTGTTAAATTGGAAACATTTTTAGGAGAAAAAGGACGTAGATATATGCAAAGTACAATTGGCAATGGGTTTCGTATTTCACCTCAGCAGAAGCATCTCTGGGTTTTACAGCAAAGCGATCGCTCTCAGGCTTATTATTCTCAAATTGCTATACGTATTCAGGAAAATTTTGCTCCAGAAATTTTAAAAGCTGTCTTAGAAAACATCATTAAGAGACAAGAAATTCTTCGTACCGTTTTCAATTGCTTGCCTGAAATGTCAATTCCGCTTCAGTTCGTAACTGAAAACAGTATGCTAATGTTTGAAGAACGCGATCTAAGCAGTTTGACTTCCCAAGAACAAAAGATTGAGATCGACGCACTTTTTCAAGATAGAAGATGGCAAACTTTCGATTTTGGAAAAGAACCTCTTTTATATACAGTCTTAAGCAAGCTGTCATCATGTGAGCAGATCTTATTTATCAGCTTACCTGCCGTTTGCGCCGATCTATTAACACTTCATAATTTGGTCAAAGAAATCTGTCATTCTTATGGAGCATACTTGCATGGTAGAGAACTTTCTGATGAATCGATGCAGTACGCGGATATATCTGCATGGCTAAATGAATTATTGGAATCAGAGGACACAGAAATAGGAAGAAAGTATTGGCAGCGAGATGTTTTTTCTGCTTTAAGTTGGAAAATCCCTTTAGAAAATCACTCATCTGCCAAAGTACGATTTGAACCTCAATCTCTAACACTAGAAATTAATTCCGATACAGTAACAAAGTTAGAAATGCTTGCGAGCAAGTATGACACTTCGATTTCTGTTTTCTTACTAGCTTGCTGGCAAATTCAACTCTGGCGTTTCACCGAACAGTCAGATATTGTTGTCGGCACTGCCAGCGATGGACGTAAATATCCAGAATTAGAAGATGTCTTAGGATTATTGACTAAGTATCTACCCATCCATTCCTATCTTGAAGAAAATCTTCGCTTTCGAGAACTACTCAAAAAAGTTGAGGAAACTTTAAGCTACGGTAACAAATGGCAAGAATATTTTAGCTGGGAGGAAGTTGCCGCTAAGAATGGAAATGGGACAGAGCCACCCTTTTTTCCTTTTTGTTTTGATTTTCAAGAACAGTCTACAAATTGTGTTGTTGATGACATCATATTTTCTGTCTACAACCAATACACTTGTATTGATCGCTTTAGAGTAAAACTTTCTGGGGTTTGTAGAGACGATCGCTTGTTGCTTGAGTTTCATTATGATTCCAACTTATTTCCCCTCAAAAACATCCAAATCCTTTCAGAACAATACCTGACTTTACTCGAAAGCGCGATCAATCATCCAGATGAAGCGATCGCCGATTTAGAAATGTGTAGCGATCGCGAACGACAACGATTGCTGATTGAATTCAATGATCCGAAAATCGACTATCCCCAAGAAAAGTGCATTCACCAGTTGTTTGAAGAGCAAGTAGAACGTACTCCAGAAGCAGTGGCAGTAGTGTTTGAGAACCAGCAACTGATTTACAGGGAATTGAACAATCGTGCTAATCAATTGGCGCACTATCTCAAAACCTTAGGAGTAGGAGCAGAGACACTGGTAGGTATCTATGTAGAACGCTCTCTGGATATGGTGATAGGTCTATTGGCAGTACTCAAAGCTGGTGGAGCTTATCTACCCCTAGATCCCAATGATTTATCAGAGCGTTTAGTCTATATGCTGCAAGATGCCCAAGTTTCAGTATTATTGACTCAACAGAAGCTACAAAAAAATCTGACTAATTGTCAAGTTAATGTTATCCACCTCGACACTGATTGGGAGAAAATAGCTCACGAAGCCAACGACAATCCCAACACTCAGGTAAAACCAGAAAATCTAGCTTATGTCATTTACACTTCTGGTTCTACTGGGTTGCCTAAAGGTGTAGCGATCGAACATCGGCAATTGTTTAACTATCTCAACAGCATTCAAACCGTACTTAATCTTCCTGCTGATGCCAATTATGCGATAGTTTCTACCATAGCAGCAGACTTGGGTCATACTGTTATCTTCCCTTCCTTGTGTAGTGGCGGATGTCTGCATATAATCTCTTCGGAGCGAATCACTAATGCCAAAGGTCTGGCCGATTACTTCCACTCCAATTCAATCGATTGTCTTAAGATTGTTCCCTCCCATCTAAGAGCGTTGTTAACATCAGAGGCTGGCTCGCAAATTTTGACACCTCAGCGTTTAGTTCTTGGTGGAGAATCAACTAGTTGGGAGTTAATCAAACAAATTCAACAACTAGCTCCAGAATCTCAGATTATCAATCACTACGGACCGACTGAAACTACGGTAGGAGTTCTTACTTACCAAGTCGAAGGAGTGCCTGATACTCGACAATCTTCAACTGTTCCCATCGGTCACCCCCTAAGCAACACTCAAATCTATATCCTTGACTCCAAAAAACAACCAACACCAATTGGTGTGCCTGGAGAGTTACACATTGGCGGCGCTGGTTTAGCCAGAGGCTATCTCAACCGTCCCCAACTTACAGCAGAGAAATTCATCCCTAATCCCTTTAGTGATGACCCACAATCACGACTATACAAAACAGGGGACTTAGCTCGCTACTTAAGCGATGGCAATATTGAGTATATCGGTCGGATTGACAACCAAGTCAAAATTCGCGGTTTTCGGATTGAGTTGGGTGAGATTGAAGCAGTATTGAGCCAATACCCTCACGTGCAGCAGGTGACGGTAATCAAGAGAGAAGATACACCAGATGATAAACGCTTAGTAGCCTATCTCGTCAGCGATGCCGAGCACAACCCCAGTATTAGCGACTTGCGACAATTCTTGAAACAGAAGTTACCAGAATATATGGTGCCAGCTGCTTTCGTGTACTTAGATGCGCTCCCTTTGACCCCCAATGGAAAACTAGATCGCCGCGCCTTAAAAGCACCTGAAGTAGCGCAACAATTGACAGCTAGTTTTGTAGCTCCCCGAACACCTATAGAAGAAATGCTAGCCAATATTTGGGTTAATGTGCTAAGTATCAGGCAAGTAGGTATTTATGACAACTTCTTTGATATCGGGGGAGACTCCATTCGCGGTATTCAGGTTCAAGCTCAAGCTCAGAAAATGGGTTTAGAATTCTCCCTCCAACAACTGTTTCAATATCAAACAATTCATGAGTTAGCTCAAAACCTCATAGTAGTGAAGCCTGAACTTTTATCTAGATTGAAGACAGAACTATTTGGCCTGATCTTTAATGAGGATCGAAAGAAACTGCCCGATGATGTGGAAGATGCCTACCCTCTTTCCATGCTCCAAGCGGGAGTGATTTTTCACCTTGAATCTGGTTCAAACTACGAAGTTCATAATCAGAACATTCGTTTGCAGTCCGGTTCTGGTTCAAACTACGAAGAAGTTTATATTCAGAGCGTTCGCTTGCGAGGTCGCTTTGAGCCTGAAAGTTTCCGGCAGGCTTTGCAACTACTTGTGAATCGCCATGCCATACTCCGTACTTCATTCGATCTAGCTAATTTCAGCGAACCGTTACAGTTAGTGCATCGGACATCTATCATTCCCTTACAAGTAGACGATCTGCGACATCTTGATTTCACTGAACAAGAAAATTTACTGAATGCTTGGTTAGAAACAGAAAAAAGACGAAAGTTCGACTGGGGAAGTCATCCTTTTGTACGCTTCTACGTTCACTGCCTTAGCGAAGAAACTTTTCAGCTCACCTTTAGCTATCTTTTTCTTGATGGCTGGAGTTCAGCCTCAATGCTAACTGAACTAGCCCACCACTACATTGCTTTTTTGCGTGGGCAAACTCCTATTGTTGAAGCATCACCTAAAACTTCTTATAGAGATTTTGTCGCGCTGGAGCGTATGGCTCTCAAATCTGATCAAAGCAAGCAGTTCTGGACTCAAAAGCTGATGGACTGTAATCCTACGGTGTTAGCACACTGGCCTGCTAGGAGTACTCAAAATACTCAAAAGCCCAAGACTCTTCCTTTTCGGGTTCCTGTTCCCATTGCCACAGAGGTATTAGAGGGATTAAAAAACTTAGCCAGCCGTACTAGTGTTCCCCTCAAGAGCGTCCTGCTAGCTGGACATCTTAGAGTTATTGGTTTACTTAGCGGTCAATCAGATGTAGTTACAGGTTTGTTAGTGAATGGTCGCCCAGAAGCAGAAGATGGCGATCGAGTTCTCGGTCTTTTCCTGAACTTTTTGCCCTTACGCCTAAAGTTTGGAGGTGGCACCTGGCTAGATTTGGTAAAAGCCACTTTCGAGGCAGAATGTGATTTATTGCCCCACCGACGATATCCTCTTGCCGAATTGCACCGACACAATGGTCGTCAGCTTTGGTTCGAGACGATATTTAACTTTATCAATTTCCACATTTATCAAAGCCTTGAAGGGTTTAGTGAAATAGAGCTTTTAGATTTTCGTAACAAATCAGACCAGACATTTTTCCCATTGAGTGCTTACTTTGTTTTAGATTCTTTCACGTCAGAACTGACGCTTTACCTAGACGTTCAAACTAGCGATTTCTGTGATGAGCAGCTAGAAGCCATTGCGGGATATTACCTCAGAATTTTCACACAAATGGCCAACGATCCAGATGAATGCTATGAATTGCAGAATCTGCTTTCTGCTGAGGAAAAGCATCAACTTTTGGTGGAGTGGAATGATACCCAAACCCAGTATCCTCAAGATAAATGTATCTATCAGCTATTTGAGGAGCAGGTAGAGCGCACACCAGAAGCAGTGGCGGTGGTGTTTGAGAACCAACAACTTACCTATAGAGAATTGAATGCTCGTGCCAATCAACTAGCACACTACCTAAAGACACTGGGGGTGGGAGCAGAGACACTGGTAGGTATTTGTGTGGAACGTTCATTGGAAATGGTCGTTGGGCTGTTAGGAATTCTGAAAGCTGGTGGAGCTTATATCCCTCTCGATCCGAATTATCCTCCAGAGCGACTTGCTTATATACTCGGCGATGCCCAAGTTTCGGTGATGTTGACTCAACAATACTTGCAAATCCCGAAACATAATACTCAGGTAGTCTATTTAGATACTGATTGGAGTAAAATCGCCACTTGCTCTGAGTCGAATTTTCCCAGTGACAGTACTACGGCAGAGAACTTGGCTTACGTCATTTATACTTCAGGATCTACAGGTCAACCTAAAGGGGTACAAGTTCTCAATCGGTCAGTAGTTAACTTCCTCATGTCTATGTGTGAACATCTAGGATTAACTAATCAAGATATTTTTCTTGGTACTACCAGTGTGTCTTTTGATATTGCAGTTCTAGAAATATTCTTACCCATTAGTCTAGGAGGTTGTTTAGTACTAGTAAGTCGTGAAATTGCGTCGGACGGTTTACAACTATCAGATTATTTAGTTAAATCTGGTGCTACTGTTATGCAAGGAACTCCTGCGACTTGGCAGTTACTTTTGAATGCTGAGTGGCATGGCAGTCAAAGGCTGAAAATCCTCTGCGGTGGAGAAGCTCTACCTCAGAAGCTAGCTCGTCAGTTATTAGAAAGAGGAGCTTCACTGTGGAATATGTACGGTCCTACCGAAACTACTATTTGGTCGGCTGTTTATGAAGTTACGTTTGAGGACGACTTGATTTATATCGGTCACCCGATCGCCAACACGCAAATCTATCTACTAGATCCGCATCTGCAACCAGTACCTATTGGCGTACCGGGCGAGCTGCACATTGGCGGAGTCGGGCTAGCCCTAGGCTACCTCAACCAACCCAATCTAACCGCTTTGAAGTTCATTCCAAACCCCTTCAGCAATGAGCCAGGTTCACGCCTTTACAAGACTGGAGATTTAGCTCGCTACTTACCCAATGGAAAGCTTGAGTTTTTAGGTCGCATTGACCAGCAAGTGAAAATCCGTGGTTTCCGTATCGAACTAGGTGAAATCGAGACAGTGCTGGCACAAGATCCCAGAGTGCGAGAAACTGTAGTTGTAGCACGGGAGGATGACCTTGGTGACAAACGCCTAGTGGCATATGTTGTGCCAAATCAGGAGCAGCCGCTCACAGTCGAAGAACTGCGTAGTTTCCTCAAGGAGAAATTACCTGAGTACATGGTTCCCTCTGCCTTTGTGACGTTAGATGCCCTGCCGCTGACGGCCAGCGGCAAGATAGACCGCCGCGCACTTCCAGCTCCTACTCAGGCTAGACCTGAGCTAGAGAAAACTTTTGTGGCTCCTCGCAACCACACTGAAGAAACGGTGGCGCGAATCTGGGCTGAAGCGTTCCGCATTGACAAAGTGGGGGTGCATGACAACTTCTTTGATTTAGGTGGACACTCCTTGTTGGTTACCCAGATTGTTTTCCAACTGCGCGAGGTCTTTCAAGTAGATTTACCTCTACAATGTTTTTTTGAGACACCTACTGTAGCTGGTATTGCCCAAGCTATCGAAGTTCTTGGTCGCACGGACACTGGCGCTGTAACTGACATTATTGAAATCGCTGACATCAATGCTGAAACTATCTTGGAACCCACAATTTATCCAGAAGCTGTAGCTGTTGAGCATATAACCGCATCTTCTATCTTCTTGACTGGAGCCACAGGCTTTCTGGGAGCTTTTTTACTCCATGAACTCCTTGAGCAAACTCAGGCGCACATTTATTGTTTGGTACGTTCACTCAATGCTGAGGAAGCTAAGAAGAAGATTCAAAGAAATCTAGAATTATATTCACTCTGGCAAGAAGATTTGAGTTCCAGAATCATCCCAGTTGTAGGAGATTTATCTCAGCCACTCTTAGGTCTTTCAGCAAAGCAATTTCAAATGATGGCAAGCGAAATTGATGTAATTTATCACAATGGTGCGTCTACAAATCATATCTATCCGTACTCTGTACTCAAAGCGGCCAATGTTTTAGGAACCCAAGAGGTTCTTAAATTGGCATGTCAAACCAAGGTGAAGCCTGTACATCACATTTCCACTATCTCTGTTTTCCAGTTTGTTAGCCATCCCGCAGGCACTATAATCCAAGAGCAGGACAATCTCGAATACAGTTACAAAGGTTCCAGATTTGGGTATACGGCAAGCAAGTGGGTTGCTGAAAAACTAGTGATGACTGCACGTTCCCGTGGTCTTCCTGTCTGCATCTATAGACCAGAAAGAATATCAGGAGATAGCCAAACAGGTGCTTGTCAAACAGATGACTTTTTGTGGAGAATGATTAAAGCTTGTATTCAGGTGGGAAGTGCCCCAGACTTAGATGTTAGGTGGGGCATGACCCCTGTAGATTATGTAAGCAAAGCAATTGTTCATCTATCGCTGCAGCCAGAATCGATAGGTAAGGCTTTTCACTTATTCAATCCCCACCCCATCCATATGAGCAAGCTTGTTGATTGGATACGCGCCCGTAGCTACCCGCTCAAGCAGATTTTGCCTGATAAGTGGCGAGCAGAATTGATTAGCATCGCCGATCACTCCTCGGAAAATGCAGCTTATTCACTTCTTCCTCTGTTTTCTGAAAAGACATTCAAGGAGCTGATATCTGATGAATTTAGCAGTGTACAGTTTGACTGCCAGAACACGTTAGATGGACTTGCAGGTACTTCCATCGTTTGTCCACCAATCAATGATCAATTGCTTGACACCTACTTCTCCTATTTCACTCGTATTGGTTTCTTGGATACGGAGCATCCAGTTAGCGAGCTATAAGATAACAAAAACACCATGACTAGTAAAGTACAGGTTTTTATTCTTATCTGGTTTGGGCAACTAATCTCGCTCATCGGCTCCGGACTCACCAGCTTCGCGCTGGGTATATGGGTGTACCAGCGCACTGGATCGGTAACGCAGTTTACGCTGATTTCACTGTTCACTACGCTGCCCCATATTCTGATATCACCACTGGCTGGCGCGCTTGTTGACCGTTGGAACCGACGTTGGGCGATGCTCCTTAGCGACTCCGGAGCAGGCATCAGCACATTGGTGATAGCACTCCTACTCTTGGCTGGCAGGCTGGAAGTCTGGCACATCTACCTGGTGATCGCAACCAGCTCTGCCTTCAAAGCCTTCCAGTGGCCAGCTTATGCTGCCGCTACCACGCAGCTTGTTCCCAAAAAACACCTCGGTCGCGCCAGTGGCATGGTACAAGCAGCAGAGGCGGCAGCGGAGCTTCTCTCACCAGTGCTGGCGGGGGGACTGGTCGTTACGATTCAGCTTCAGGGCGTAATCTTTATTGACGTTGCCACTTTTGTTTTCTCCCTCGTTACCTTGTTGTTTGTACGGTTTCCTGAAGCCAAGATCACCCTTGAGGGTAAAGAGGGGACAGGCTCGCTGTGGCGCGAGGCAATCTACGGCTGGATCTACATAACCGCACAACCAGGGCTGTTTGGATTGTTGATTTTCTTCGCTGGCAGCAATTTCCTGACGGGAGTTGTCAGCGTGTTGGTTACACCATTGGTGCTGGCTTTCACTTCTGTTGCCATGCTTGGTACCTTACTGTCTTTTGCTGGTAGCGGTATGCTGGTTGGCAGTCTGGTCATGAGCATCTGGGGCGGTGTAAAACGCCCTATTTACGCCGTGTTGAGCTTCTCACTGTTAGGTGGGCTGTGTATTTTACTTGCTGGTCTACGGCCCTCTGTCCCGGTCTTCTTTTTTACTGGCTTCCTCTACTTCTTCACCGTACCGATTATCAACGGTTCTAGTCAAGTCATTTGGCAAACCAAAGTCGCACCCGATGTACAAGGACGGGTTTTTGCTGTGCGACGAATGATAGTCTGGAGTTCCCTGCCACTTGCCTACTTAGTTGCAGGACCATTAGCTGACCATTTCTTCGAGCCTCTGCTTGCTATCGACGGACCACTAGCTGGAAGTATTGGACGATTGCTCGGTGTGGGGCCAGGACACGGTATTGCTTTGTTATTTGTCGTTATGGGAGTGCTCACCGTGTTGGCAACAGTTGCGGGCTATATGTATCCGCCTCTGCGGCTGGTGGAAGATGAACTGCCGGATGCATTAGCCGACTCAGTTCCAACCACAGATGAAGTCTGAAATTGCAAGGTGCTGAGTTGATTAATTACTTAACACAAACAGTCAAATCAATTAAAAGGAGACAAAAATGAATACATATGACAAAGAAGACACCACAATTTACAAAGTTGTAGTGAATCACGAAGAGCAGTATTCCATTTGGCCCACTGACCGAGAAAACGCGCTCGGCTGGAGCGATGCAGGTAAAACAGGGTCCAAGACAGAATGCCTAGCCTACATAAAGGAAGTGTGGACTGACATGAAACCGCTCAGCCTCAGGAAGAAGATGGAGGAGTCAGCGTAAAACACCTAGCATCGTTCCACTCTGCGCTGCTTAAGGCTAGCAACGCAGAGGGAGCAACGTCCTGCTATTGTGTTAATCAAAACTAACAAAATCAAACCACCCTACTTTTGGCTAAAATATTATATCAAAACCAGGGTAGCTGAGCATGAAAAAGATAAAAATAGTTACCTTTTTGTTCATCCTATTTTTTGCATTCATCGGGATTTACCAGCTAAACCCTCCCGCCGCAGCACCCATAAGCGCACCTCTTATGGAGTTTTCTTCTGGTCGTGCGATGAATCATCTTGAGGCGATCGCCCAAAAACCTCACCCAATAGGTTCACCTGAACACGCAAAAGTGCGGGATTACATCTTAAAAGAACTGACCGCTCAGGGACTTAGCCCAGAAGTTCAGAAAACAACGGTTGTTAACCCTAGATGGGGTACTCCATTTGTAGCCGGAACCGTACATAATATTGTTGCCAGACTACAAGGAACAAATAACACTAAGGCTATTTTAGTTGCTGCTCACTACGACTCAGTGCCAAACGGTCCTGGTGCCAGTGATGATGGTGCGGCAGTCGTGGGAATGCTAGAAACTATTAGAGCTTTAAGAGCCGATTCACCGTTAAGAAATGATGTTATTTTTCTCATCACTGATGGTGAAGAACCAGGGCTTTTAGGAGCAAAAGCTTTTGTGGATGAACATCCTTGGGCTAAAGATGTTGGACTTGTGCTGAATTTTGAAGCCCGTGGAAATAGCGGGGCTTCAGTAATGTTTGAAACCAGCAGTGATAATGGATGGCTGATAAAGGAGTTTGCTAAAGCCGCCACCCATCCAGTTGCCAATTCACTCACTTATAGCATTTATAAGCTTTTGCCCAATGATACCGATTTAACGATGTTCAAACAGGCGGGACTTTCCGGATTTAATTTTGCTTATTTGAATGGTCTCATTCATTATCACACTTTTTCTGATAATCTGGAAAATATTGATGAGCGCAGCCTCCAGCACCACGGCGACTATGCCTTGGCTTTGACACGTCATTTTGGCAACTTAGATTTAAAAGATACGAAAGAAAGTGATGCAGTCTACTTTGACATCTTAGGCTTAGCTCTTTTTCACTACCCCAATGTATGGATCGCACCTTTGACAGTTTTTGTAGTTTTATTATTTGTTGGGGTGGTGGTACTCGGTTTTAGAAGAAAACAGTTGACGTTCTCTGGTATTGTTTTAGGCTTCCTTGCTTTCTTATTAAGTATTGTCAGTGCTTCGCTAATTGTGACACTTACGTGGTGGATGATATGCACCTTGCACACCGGGTATAGAGCGTTTCCTCAGGGCGATACTTATAACAGCCAATTTTACATGATAAGCTTTGTAGCCCTCACCATTGCCATTACCTCAGGTCTTTATGTTTGGTTCCGCAAAAAGATAAGTGTACAAAACTTAACAGTTGGCGCATTGCTTTGGTGGTTCATATTAATGGTGCTGACTAGCGTGTATTTGCCGGGTGCCAGTTATCTATTTACATGGCCGCTACTGTTTAGTCTTGTAGGATTGGGGTTTATATTCGCTTCCAGAGATCGGGATTCTGGCCGGGTGAAACACTTGGTAGTGCTAACTGCTTGCGCTATTCCAGGCATCATCCTGCTTGCTCCCACAATTTACTTGGTATTCGTCGCACTTTCCCTAAAGTTGTCTGGAGTGGTAATGGTTCTGGTGGTGCTACTACTTGGATTGCTAATTCCCCACCTTTGCCTGATGTCGATTCCAAACAAAAACAAATGGTTGTTGCCCACTGCTTCGATACTGGTAAGTTTAAGTTTTATTGTGCTCGCTAGCTTGACATCAGGTTTTGACGCAAACCATCCCAAGCCGAACAGTATTTTTTATGGTTTAAATGCCGACACTGGCAAGGCAATCTGGGCCAGTATCGATGAAAAGCCTGACGAGTGGACATCACAGTTCCTGTCTGCGAATACAGAAAAAGGTATCTTAGCTGAATATTTACCTCTGGTGCCGAAGAAATTTCTCAACAGTCAGGCTCCCGTGGCAACACTGGCTGCACCAAATATAGAGCCACTCAGTGACCAAGTGCGTCATGGTGTTAGAATCGTGCGCGTCCAAATTACATCACCTCGGCAAGCGCGTATTATGAGTATATACGTAGACTCAAATACAGAAGTTCTAGCGGCTGTGGTCAATGGGAAGCGAATTGACAAAAACGATATACCCGCCCACATTGAACCAGGAAAGCTGTGGGTATTAAATTATTTTGCCTTTCCCAAAGAAGGTATAGAGCTTACTTTGGAAGTAAAGCCATCGCAACCTTTAAAGATTAGAACTGTGGATCAATCAGATGGACTTCCTGGAATACCAGGCATATTTTTTAAGACAAGACCAAAGGACATGATGCCAATGCCATTTGGGGTTAGTGATTCGACTCTAGTCAGCAAATCATTCACTTTCGGGACATCTAAGAAATAAAATCGTCCAGAACCGTGACCGGGTAGACTGATAAAAAATCGCTTTTTTCGTAGCTTAAGCGATGGGTAGATCCACGATAAATATGAGCCGTCTGCCAACGGTTTTTCTGTAAGGAATTTAACGTTAGCGGGTATCCTTCCCAAATAATCGCACGCTTTAGTAACAGTGGCGTTGACCATTGCATAGGAATGTAAGCCTCTGTCCCACATCAACAGCATCCCTGATGTTACCGAGCGTAATAATCTTAGTGCCCGTACTCGTTCTCCGATACGATATGGACACATCAATGCATCGAAGATTAAGTGTGTCCCAGCCTCAACCAAAATTACCTATCGTACTTTTGGAAATGCTGCTTGTGTCTTAGGACGACTACTAGGACGACCAAAAACTCTTGCATTTTCATCGCTGTCTGGAACATCAAAACAGGTACCATCAATGACTACAATTCGTAGTCCATTTAGAAATGCCCCCAATGTTTCATCAGTTGCCATTGGTCGTACCAACTGATGAAACAATTGGCTCATCACTCTTGCTCCCAATCGCTGCCTGGCTTGTGTGATGGCTGATTTACACGGCACTCGCCAATATTTACCAACCTTAACCCATGTCTCCGATAGACCATCTATGAGATTTTTCAGCACATCGCGCATCGAATCTCTCGACCATAAACTCATAGCTATTACAAGACTTACAACCAATTGCGCTGGTAACGACCGCTTTCGTTCCTCATCAACCTGTGTAGTGGCGATCGCCTCCTCAATTGCCGTCGCAGGTATCGCTGTCTCAATCACCTTCAGTAAATCGCTACTGTGTATACTTGGAGACAACAGTGAAAAATTCTTGAGATGCACTATAGTTAATTTCAGTAGACCGAAAAGATTTCTAGAAGGCTTACCATTGGGGCATTCTGGCGGATTGTATACAATCCGCCAGAATGCCCGTATCATCTGCGTTTTGAGCAATAGGGTTGTAGATGAGTTCTCCTGCTAAGGTAAGCGATCGCTCGACCCTGTGCCCAAAACATCGCCCCAAACCCTCATTCTTGCGTTGACTGACAAAAGTTTTCGGTCTACTGAATTTCCATATTTCGGAATAATCCTTACTTTACCTGACTTTGAGCCTTAACTGAACCGTATTGTCTTATGGTCTGGTTCTTATTATGTTGCCTCAACTGGCGGTGCACCAATTGAAAGAATCAAACAATATATTCAATCTCAAGAAATGCCTAACGAATGAACTGGAGATTCCTCATACATCTTCTTCCTTAGTAGCCGTAGGCTGCTAAGGAAGAAGATGCAATCGTCATCTCCCGCTGTCCATCCCCACCCTCATTGGTGACAGGTTAAGGTCATGATGGATTTGTCAATATACATATAGAAGGAAAATTATGTAAAAAACCGTGATAGAAAACATCGTTTTTGGGTTAGCGATCGCCTAATCTTTGTACTCATTATTCATCTTTGTGCTGAAACATCAGTACAAAGCTTAGTTGGATACCTTATTTGTGACTTCCTTTTCAGGATAATTTCTAATTGACAAAAGCAATGTTATCTTAACCTATCACGAATGCCCCACCCTACTGACGTTGTTAGCGAAGCGGGACGAAGTCCGGGTGGGGACTTCCGCGATTTGGTTAAAATCCGACTCCATCACCTTGAGAAGGTTTAAATAGAATTCACGCTGCTTGAACCAACCTTTGCTGCAAGTGGGTGTAGCGTTCCTGCGACTTAGTGGAACGCACACACATCTGTATTGCTTTTTTGGAACCAATGATAATCGCTAGCTTCTTAGCACGAGTCAACCCAGTATAAAGTAAATTTCGAGTCAGCATCATATAGTGCTGAGTATACAAAGGCAAAATCACTACTGGGTATTCTGACCCTTGCGACTTATGTATACTAACACTCCAAGCTAAAGCAACTTCATTGAGATCTGCATAATCGTAAGTAATATCGCGCTCTTGGTACTGTACAACGATCTCTTGTTCTTCAGTATCGATTGTGGTAATAAAACCTACATCACCGTTGAAAACTTCCCGTTGATAATCGTTGGTTAGTTGAATGACTCTGTCACCCACTCTAAAGATTGTTCCACCTCTGGTAATTTCAATTTTTTGGGGGCTGGGAGGATTAATGAGTTGTTGCAGTACATTATTGAGATTGCGCGTACCAACCAATCCCCTCGCCATTGGGCAAAGCACTTGTACATCGGTGGCTGGATGAAAACCAAGTTTAGGAATCAAATCAGCAATCAATTCGCTAATTGCCTGTACCCCATGTTCGGGTTGAAATCCTCCACCATGCCAGAGGCAATCAGATTGAGGAGTATCTGAAATTGATTCGATATTCGGATATTGTCCGCGATTAATTTGGTGAGCAGCAGTGATAATCGAACTCGTCGCAGCTTGGCGAAATACTTGGGTGAGTCGCACCACAGGCACTTTACCCGAATTAATCAAATCGGCAAGCACGTTACCCGCACCCACTGATGGTAATTGGTCGATATCGCCAACTAACAATAGTTGGGCATTTTCTCCCACAGCTTGAACTAACGAGTACGCGAGAAATAAATCGAGCATACTGGCTTCGTCCACAATGATTGCTGTAGAAGGCAGGGGGTTGTTTTTGTCGCGTTTAAAACTCCTCGTCTTCGGGTCAAATTCCAAAAGTCGGTGGATAGTTTTAGCTTCCAAGCCAGTCATTTCGCCTAATCTTTGGGCAGCGCGTCCAGTTGGTGCAGCTAGGGCAATAGATTTACCCATTGCCTTCCACAATTCAACAATAGTACGGGTGCAAAAGGTTTTCCCAACCCCAGGACCACCTGTAATCACCATGACTTTGGAGTAAGCTGCTGTTTCAACCGCTTGTTGTTGTTCGGTTGATAGTGAGACTTTGCGGCTGACGCTAAAGCGCTCTAACCAAGTACGGACACGGGGGATATCAGGATTAATCGGGAAAGTCAGGCGATCGCATACCAATTGAGCTAAGTTTTGTTCCGTGTAAAAGAAGGTAGGTTTGTAACAGCATAAGATTTTATCTGCACCACATTCGCGCACAAGCTCATCGGCGAGTGTCATTTTTTGGATGATTTGGGCAATGAAATTCAGTTGTGGCTGGTGCGATTCAGTTTTGAGGAGACTTGCAACACATTCTATTAACTCTGGTTGCGGCAAATAGCAATGTCCATCCTCGGCGGCTTCACTTAACACATGAGTCATTCCCGCACGGTAGCGAAACTCGGAATCTGCGGGAATTCCCAAGTTACGCGCAATCTTATCTGCGGTCATAAAGCCAATACCATAGATATCAGTTGCTAACTGGTAGGGATTTTCATTAACTTTGTTTATCGCTAAATCCCCGTATTGCTTGTAGATTTTGACTGCATAAGTAGTAGAAACACCGTGACTCTGCAGAAACACCATCACTTCCTTGATGGCTTTTTGCTCATTCCAAGCTTTTTGTATCATGGCAATGCGCTTTTTGGCGATGCCGTTAACTTCCTGCAAGCGGTTAATTTGGTTTTCAATAATATTGAGGGTTTCCACCCCAAAATGGGCAACAATCCGTTTCGCCGTGACCGGACCCACTCCTTTAATCAGACCGCTACCTAAATACTTCTCAATTCCCGTGATTGTGGCAGGTTTGGTTTCTTTATAATTGACTGCTTGAAATTGCAGTCCATATTGCGGATGTTCGCGCCAAAAGCCTGTTAATTGCAATGTCTGTCCAGGTTGAACACCTGCAAAGCTACCAACAATTGTAGTTAATTCTGATGCGCCAGGGCGTTGCAGCCGTGCCACTGTGTAACCCGACTCCTCTGAGTGATACGTAAGACGTTCCACCACTCCCGTAATTTGTTCGTGTCTGGGAGTGGCATTTTCTTGTTGCTGGCTTGAGAGGTAGGCGCTGGACATCGCTTTGTGTGGAGTAGCGCAGTCATTATATATTAATTCTCCATCAAACCTTGTTGCTTGATTTTATCTGTATCGACCTGATTAAAAAGTTCGTCTATGAGCGATATCTAGCAACAAGCTGCTTTACATTTACAGTGCTGAAAGCAGAAAGCCCATTGGCTTTTAGCCGTGGGAGTGTCAAGCCCGACATGTATGAGCACGGTTAGTGCAATTTATGAAATGGATTGTTGGTGGAACTCACCGCGAAATATCCCGACATCCAAGTCGTCATCGGTACTGGCTCGTCGAAAGATTTGAAAATACAGTGCGACTCGGTAGAGCAAGCTAAGCGAAAAGCAATTCATGCAATCTCCAAGCACTACAGCACTTACCAGCGTGAATTGCGGGAATATCGATGGCGACCGATGGTGCTACTGATTGTCGTCAGCGTTCTATGGGTGGCGTTGGGGATATTTGGCGTAACGTGGTTAAGCATTTTGAGATAATATTTTTGTACTGGTTTACGAAGTTTCCGCTGTGGCAACGACTGTAACAGGCAAACTGAATTCATCAATCACCGGATTGGTTCGGGCTGTCCCCGACCATATTTTCTATGATTCATCAACCACGCCAAAAACGTTGGTCAGTTTGCCATACGAAGCGTCAATTACTGCAGGGCAGTTTTCAATCACTCTACCTCAATCACAAAATTTATCGGGGACACCAGGAATAACGACAGAAGGAATTACTTACAGTTGGTTTTTGTTTCAGTCAAACTCGGTGGTGACGTTCTTTCTTTTGGACGGAACACAGTACACTGGACCGTATCATCAATGGACATCGGGTAGCGGCTTTGATAACCAATGGTATACTGGTAGCGTAAATGACACATTGTCACGCAGACTTGACAGAGTAGCGAGTACTCAAAATGTGCAGATTGGCGATACGATTCATGCCATCGTTCCAGATTCGGCGACACCCGTAGACTTTGCGAACCTGGTAGCCATTAACGCCGCCCAACCTTATTTAGATATCTCCCTCTATCGCCTCGCCGAACTCCTCACGACGGTGCAGACGTACAAAGACAGAATTTCGACTAAGCTCGTTCCGACGGGTGCGTACAACGCTAGCAAATTCTATGTTTTCGGAGAAATTGCTTCTTTCAATGGCAACTCTTATCTCTGGAAAAACGCATCATCTCTACAAGGGCAGACGCCACCACTGACGGGCGATGACGCTAACTGGTTCATGATGGCAGCCAAAGGCGCAGCTGGTGGAACTGGTGCTCAGATAGTCGGTTGGAATCCTACAAGCTGGGCTTCGAGCAGTGAGGCTGCGGCACGAGGGGATGTGAAAGATGCGATCGCATCCGTCGGAAACATTGACTTATCGCAGTACCTGAAGATTGCCGATGGTGCTCCGAGAAACAACCCGGTTTTTACGGGAAACGTTAAACGTGGGCAGCTCTCTTACCCGGTGCCGACTGCCGACTTGCCGACGGAAGTGCCGACGGCGAAATATGTGGAGGATGCGATCGCGGCGTCAGCAGCTGCTGGGCGATTTGCAAAACCACTCGTTTGCACTCGTCGGAGTGCAAATCAGACAGTCTGTAATACGGGGTCGTCATCGGGAACAGTAACGGTTGTGTGGGATTCGACCTTACTCGGTGCGTCGTATATGAGCAATGGAGTCTTTACGGTTCCGGCGGCGGGGAATTACATTTTCGGTGTATGCTTGTGGGTCCGAACAAGGGCAAACAATGCCTATGAGCCGACGAAGATGGCAGTTCGGGCTTTCTTGTATAGTCAAAGCGCAGGAGAACTTGAAGGTTTGTTGCGTGCTGATTTGCGATCAACTTATTCTGTCCACCTCGACTATCAAGCATTTGGGTTGTCGTACCAAAACGGATTGAGCCAGGGCAATCAAATATCTGTAAGAGCCGCTATCTCATACACCAATGGAGCGTCGGCGTATAATCCAGACGGTGATACTCCTAGCGCAATAATGGGGAGTGTGGCGCAAAACTATTTGTTCATCTGGAGGGTTGCAGATTGACAGATATCGTAGACTTGACGCAAACGGCTTCTGACTCCGACAGACTAGCAGCGGAGTGGGTTAACGCTGTTCGTAACAAACTATCGAATTTAGAGCAACAGCTTGCGATCGCATCCGAACAAATCAATTCCCTCAAATCACAAATCTCCCAAGCTTTTCGCGTCACCCAACTTACAGGATTGACCGCGCAATACGCATCGGGAAGCGTAAAACTCCCTTCGGGGATTGTCGTGGCAATTTCGTCAGGAACTGTCACCGTTGGAGCGTCGGCTACCACTTATTTGTGGATATCAGACACTGGCGCGGTGCAACTGACGACGACTCGCCCCACTATCGGACTTGAGATTGCGCGAATCACATCGTCCGCCACCACTATTACCGAAATTCAAAATTACCCGATATTCGAGGTTCGCCCAGCATTCCCAAGTTTGGATGGATATTCGACCATCGACTACGCGAATTCTCGCGCATGGCTACTTACAGGAACAGCGAGAAAAACCACGCTTCAAGGTTTACCAAGTCGCGACACGTACTACACCCTCTTTTGGCAATCCATATCCGACGGGACAAACTGGAATACTGGGGGAATCTATACCGCTCCCACTACCGGAAAATATGTCTTTCATGCGCAGGTTCGTGTAGATACGACAGCAACGGCTTCCAACCCAGAACTTGCAGTGAAGCTTTCGCTTTTTGTCGGCAACGTTGAGATTGACACTCCGCTTATGCAAGCAATGTCAGCATTTGGGGATATCTCCCTAAATAGCTCGAACGCCGCACCTGTGCAATTAAACGCAGGGGATACGGCGACAATTAAAGCTTACGTGACTAATGGAACAAGCGTGAGGGTTCGGGAAGGGTCAGTTTGTACAGCGTGGAGACTGCCAAGTTAGCTTCTTCGCGCCCTCGCCCCGCACCATAGCTGTACTCAGCTTGGTGTCGGGATATAAGGTGGGGAATGACGAATTGACCGACGAGCGATACTGAGCTTTGCCCAGTCAGCATTGGCTTGAATTTTTTCTGGGTCAAAAATAAGTGGTGGTGGGGACACCTCGCAAACCCTTGGATCATCCACGTTTCCGGTTGTTTCATTGGATAGCTGTCCCCACCTGTCCCCACCACTTCCATTAAAGATTTCAGGATTTGAACAAGTAGGCGAAAATTCTTTCGCATGGTTTTCTTCTTCTTCTTCGCTGAAAGTTTTATCTAAAAGGTGGTTCCAGGTGGGGACAGTAGTATCTAGTCCGCTTAGGGCAAGAATTCTAGCTGTCCCCACCTCCGTCCCCACCTGTCCACCACCTCCTGAGGTGGGGACATATTCCCAGCAACGTGTTTTTGCAGCTACCCCACAACCTGACTCACAGGAACCTCCAACAAACTAAAACCAACAGTACATTCTGCCAAATCCCCATTGGGATACCACCCCTTCTCGGTCTTGGAGAACCGCGTCATGATGCACGGAGAGAATGAGCGAGTGCCCCAGCGAAAAGCGAGTATCGGGGGTGCAACGGCATCCTCGTCGGGAATTTGCAACTTTGCCAATGAATCGACGTACGAGAGCAACGATTTTTTCTCGTGGCGTCCCGACATGGGAACCGAGATTTGTAAAGTCCACCCCTCCACACTGCCGAATTGCTGGCGGGGAACGATGACACCAGCCGCGCCAGATGCCGTGTAATTTAAAGCGCGTTCCCACGGTAACTCTATCGGCATTGTGATGAATTCAAAAACTGCGACCCCGTCGAGTCGGGCTAGCATTGCATACTGACCCTGACCAATTATCGCTTGTGGTAATTTAGTTAGAACCTTTGAGTTTACCATTTTCTTTCTTACGCTCTGGCAAAGAATGAATATACAGTCTTATCACCCCTTGCTCGTTTGCATTCAAGGCATCAGGCGAAACTAACGAATTTCATGATGAAAGTACACCCAACGAGGGGAACCCCGGTAGGAGACCCAACTTTAGTTCCTTCTAAGCTGAATGTAGCGGGGTTATTTAAATAGTTATAAACGGTGTTGTTATTTGAATATAGTGCGTTGTTTGTCGTGCAATTCGTCGTATTCCACGTAATAAGTGTGGTCGCAGTTCCCGAAGTGTTGTACCACCGAAACAATATCTGCCAATAGTTAGAACTAGAAAAAGCTGCACTACGAGGCGAACAAGTTAACCAAACTTCATCAATCCAAACATATCCGCTACCTTTATCGTTAACAGGCATGTCAACACGAAACGCTGTGTTGCTTCCGATAAACGTGTTGGATGCCGCCAAATTGAACATCTGTGGAGCGCTTCGCCACAAACTACCACCGCTGTCCCATTCCCAAGGCTGTGGAAGTGCCGATGGTTGGAACCATAACATCTTATCGGTACGCTGCCCAGATGCTGGGGGTGACGTTCCCCATGCCACGATGCGGTTGTTGAAAGATTGCGAAACGCCTTTAAAAGTGTTGCCATCCGTACCATCGGGAGTTAGTAAAGTCATTTTTATACCACGTCTACTGTCCCAACACTGCTCGCCACAATCCAAGTGGTATTTGCAACCGTACAAATAAGTTCTATACACGCCCGATAGGAATTTGTCTGAGTCAGTTCGGCGTCTATCCTTCCGCTAATACCTGAAGTAGTTGCAAGACCTAAATATTGAATCTGCTGCGAGGCATTTTGAGCAATGCGCCATCCTCCCGTTCCAACACCGACAACTCGAATGGACGTACCTTGTGCTGCTGTCGTTGGGAGAGTCAAAGTTACCCGCGCCGCGTTGTTGGCGATATACCCGTTGTTCGCGGTCATCGTCGCCGAAGTCCCTATAACTTCCGTCCAACTCATTCCCGTGCTGGGCACAGTAGTCCACGTCCCGTCACCGCGAAGATAATTTGATGAGGATGGTGTCCCTGAGCCTAACCGTGCAGGTGAAATTACTCCTGAAACAATCTCAGATCCATCAATTGAAGTATCACCAATGGGTATCCAGTTACCATTCGTCGATGCGGGAAGCGCCGATAACAAGTAGGTAATCCCGTTATCACTTTGTTTGGCGGCATCACCGATTTGTACATTCGATAAAGCAAGCCGCGCTGCTTGGTCGGCAACGACCTGAATTGTGGTGAGTGTGCTTGCAGGCATGATCGAGGGGTCAAGCGTCCCGCCTGCTTGGATTACGGGTACATTGCCGACAACTAAGCCCGTGGATGCAAGAGCAGCTGTGCCCAACCCCAAAAGCGATCGCGTAGTAGGAGCATCTAAAGTCTCAATATTTCCTGTTCCTGCCGTGTTTCGACCTAATATCAGTCCCGTGCCAATATTCGTCATCTTGGCAAAGGTGACAGCGTTGAGTGCGATTGTTGGGTTAGGGTATGTCCCGCTCAAATCCTGTCCAGCGTTGCCTGTCGGCGAAATACCCGTTTGCCAAGCAATGGCTGAACCCGTCGCAACCAACGCCTGCCCCGGTGACCCCAAAGCTAACCTCGTCAAAAATCCCGATGAGTCCCGATAATAAATATCCCCGGTGGCGTCGGAACCAAGGTTAACTTTCAACCCCGCTACCAACTGATTATTCCACGAGTTTTGGAGAACCATTTCAAACCACCTCTAGATTCCCTATTATGTCGGTACAGACCCATAACGGGGGTAAAAACACCAGCTCAAGGTAATCCCCCGTCGCGATCGCATCCACACGCCCCGTCTGTCCCGTCGTCGTCATCTTATCACCGATTTTTATTCGCTGCCCCGAATTCTGCTGCAACCGCCACCCACCAGTGCCTAAGTTATACACCGCCAGCCTTTGACCCGAAAGCGCTTCATTCGGCAGACTCAACAATATTAATGATGCAGCATTTACCGCATATGCTCGATTTGGGGTTAGTGTGGCGCTACTCGTAACTGTCGTCCACTCCAAATCTGCGCCGCCCCCACCACTCTCACTTGGATCTGTGATAGTGCCAGTGAGTGAAGAGTCTCCCCCCACTCCAGCATTTAATGGATCATCGGTGCTATTGATTGTGGCAATAATATCCGACATATCTCAGGGTTTTGTTATTGTTGCCATTATTGTAAAACTACTGGGATCTAAATAATCCACTCCCGATGTAGTGTAGATTCGGATGTCGTAATAATGCCGCCCGTATTCCACGCTGTCACCCGCAGTTATCGTTAGTCGCACCTTACCCGCGATCGCATCAATTACCGTCGCGTTCAAGTCCGCTAGAACTGCACCCCACGCCTTGCGAATCTCCGATTTCACCTCAGCCCCCGACAAATCGTATGCCGTGCCGTCCTTCTTCTTCAATTGCACGATGAAGCTGCGGTCTTCACCTTGAAAACACTGGAGCGGGTAGGGATTGCGTTGGGCGTAGGACATGGCGAGTAATGCAAATGTACCATCCTTAAGATACTGCTGCTGATGGGCTTTTGAGAATAGTCGAAACAAAAAAAAGCCGCCGATCTGTACATCACAGATCGGCGGCTTTGCAACGCAGGTGCGATTAATGGAAAAAGTCCTGTTCTTCGTTATTTCATTGTCCCCTCCAGAGACAGCCAGCCTTAGAAACACTTCGATTAATCGTGGTGAGTACTAGCCAACCCAGAAAGGCTGGCTGTCTCTGGTACGTGTTAGACCCAATCATTTTGTTTCCCCGTTTGCTTGTCGTACCCGCCCATCGCATCTTGAAACCCCTGCGCCCTACGTTGTTCTGCCCTAGCACGGGTTTGCTCCACATAAGCTGCTAGCGCTGGGTTAGTTTCCCAAAGCTGGTTGAGTTGCTGCTGGTAAATCATCTCCTGCCGAATCTGCATCTGTGCCATCCCTTGTTGGAAGTAGAGGTCACGGACGGCTTCGAGCATTTCTTCGGACATAAGTCGGAGTAGTTCTTCTTTCTCGTAGTCAAACATCGTCGTCAACCCTCCGAGAAATGTGCTTCAAACAGCGAGCAACCGCGCTAAACCGTTCGTATCGATCATAGCAACGTTTAGCATATAGGTTCTTGGGTATCCACGTCCCCTCGTAATAGCCGTCCCAATATTTGAAATACTCATGCAACTCACGTTCTGCTGCTGATTCCAGAAAATCAATCATGATTTATTCCTCCGTATAGTAGTTTGTAGCCAAATCGTAATCGTTTCGTGAATTCGTCGGTATTTCGATTCCCCCATACTGGATTACTTCGGGATTTACGCCAGTTTGTCGAGGAATGACAAACATCCTCATGACAACGGAGGCAGCACGGGAATGTATTCCATCCCGCCACATCTGGTTCCTTCCGATAGAATGCGTGGTGTACTTCTTGAGACTTTCGCTTCATGCACACCACACATTTTCCGTGAACTTTTCGATGTGCGATCGCGACATGTTTCTTGTACTCGTCAATATCGCCGTATCTCGCCGACCAATCTAGCTCGCCTTTCTGTCTAGGAATTCTCGCAACATTTGAACGCCGTGGTCGTTTAGTTGGTAACTTGTTAGTTCGTGCCACTTTTGTCTTAATTCGAGGTCGCTTGGTTTCTTGCCTAGCTGCAAAGCCCATACCCTAATCTCTTCATACCAATCCTTGTCTGATGCTTGCCTATAATCTAATTTGGCAGCAAAATCAACGATGATCTGCTTGGGCAGTCGATAGAATTCGTACTCGGAGTAATTCGGCAGGATACCCATCAGATATGGATAACCCATTGTCGAAAACACAATCGGTTGCCCGGTATCCATTGATACTTCCTTATATTCGGCAAGTTTCAGTTGCAAGTCTTCTCGGTCGTCCGCGTTTACGATACTGGGATTTCGGAGCGCATTGGCGATCGCCCCAAAGTTCCCCTGTTTCTTGCCATTTTTGTCTTGTACTACCCTTCCCAACACTATCAAGTTGAGGCAATCTCGAATATTGGCGCTATCAGCCAGCCCAATAGACCCAATGTTAGGTAGAGTCGATGGCTGGTATTATCCAGCGCACCTCTCTGTTAGATCCGTACGTGCGGCTTTCACCGCATACGGCTCCCGATGTTCTAGGATTTCTCCTTGCTCATGTGGTGATTTTGATGGCATGACTGATGGACTGCTATGCAGTTCTTGGCTTTCCAATTCTGGTGATTTCCGTCTACGTGATGTAGATGGACTGTCTCACCCGGAATCATCTTCATTCCACATATTCCGCATGAATGGTTTTGCCGTTTTAGGGCTTTAGAGGTGGGTCCATCGTAGAGCTTGCTGTTTCGTTCACTCCAGTAACTGATATCTCCATCGAAAGGTGATTTTCCCCCTTTGACGTTGATAAAATTATTTTCGGAGTGAGGAACTGCTGGGAATGCTTTATCTAGTAATTTCTTACTAGAGTATCTATCATTCTTTTCTTCTCTGTTGAATACCTTAAACGTTCTGTATTGAATGTGGTATAACGAATGGTTCCCCACTATTTTGCAGTAACGATGGTAATTTCTCCATCCTCTAACTATAGGAGTCAGCTTTTTAGCTTTTTCCTTAGAACCATAACTAGAACAGTTGACAATGGTTTTTACTTTCTTACGGAATGCTTTGTAGTTGTTCATTGAAGGAACGCATACAAATTTTCCGTTGCTTTGCACTTTAAAATGCCAACCTAGAAAGTCGAATCCATCTGTCGTTGCGGTTACTTTGGTCTTCTTTTGACTGATATTCATCCCTCTTAGAACTTACGCATTGACAGAACATTGATACTATGCAGTTAAGTTCAACTTCTGTGTTAGGTGTTCTAAAATAAAATCACGAGCCACTTGAAGAGATAAATTTCTTTGGAGTTCATACCAATTTTC